ACCGGTTGGACCTGTCGACCCGGCTGGACCGGTTGGACCTGCTGGACCTTGAGCTCCGTCAGCTCCATCTGCACCTGCCGCTCCGGTAGCACCTTGAGGACCTTGAGGACCTGTTGAACCAGTAGGACCTGCTGGTCCTTGAGCTCCATCTGCACCGTCATTCCCATCAGCACCTGCTGCACCAGTTGCTCCGGTTGCTCCGGTTGCACCTGTTGACCCTTGAGGACCTGTAGCACCTTGAGGACCTGTAGCTCCCTGAGGACCTGTAGCTCCCTGCGAACCAGTAGCTCCAGTAGCTCCAGTAGCTCCGTCTTCTAACTTGTCCCATGCACTACTGCCTGTACGGTAGTAGAGGTAGTTATCGGAAGTATTGAAGTAAAGGTCACCAGTTTGCAAGGCAGAATTATCTGCACGAGTAGAAGGTGCACTAGAAGCAATCTGGTATATGTCGGCAAAGTTATTAACGTCACTGATGTTAGATGAGACGTTAGTAACTGCAGTAATGTTATTGCCTACATTATTAATATTGGTAATAGCACCTGCACATGTCTGCAGTGAGCCACCTGTGCCAGTATTACTAGCAGCAACGGTAATAGAACCTAGGTCATTGTTTTGAGAGATATCATTAGCAACGGCGGAGACATCAGTAAGCTGAGCAGATGTGAGAGTTACATTACCCCAAGTGGAGCCGTCATAGGCACGGAGAACATCTGTAGTGGTGTCAAAGTAAAGGTCACCCTCTACCAATGCAGTGCTGTTTGATCTAGTTAATGGACCGTTAGTGAAACCACTACCAGCAGTGGGAGAGATTTGATAGCGATTATTGAATGCATTAATATCACTCAAGTTGCTAACAACAGTCTGCAGTGAACCTCCAGTGTTAGTGTTGGTTACAGTACCAGTAACAGAACCTAGGTCGTTATTCTGAGCAAGGTCATTAGCTACAGCAGATACATCTGATAGTTGGGTTGGAGTAAGGTCCATACCCATTTGGAACTTTTGATTCCACGTACCAGATTCTCTACGCCAAAGTTCTTTACCAGTGCTGTCGGAATCAACCCAGAAGTCACCATCCACACCACCAGTAGGTGTCGTGGTTTGGTAGTAGATTTCAGTGCCGTCAGCACCGTCAGCACCGTCAGCACCGTCAGCACCGTCAGCACCGTTAGTTCCAGGAGTACCGGGAGTACCTTGATCACCTTTGGGAATGCTGAAATCAAAGGTTGCAGCTGTGGATGTACCACTATTGGTTACAGCCGCGCTAGAGCCAGCAGCACCTGTCGTGACAGTACCGACAGAAATAGTTCCTGTACCACCGGTATCACCTTTAGGTATTGCAAAGTCGAGTACTGCTGCTGCAGATGTTCCACTGTTAGTTACGCTTACATTCGTACCAGCGTTGCCAGTAGTAACCGAACCAACAGAAACCGTTGCAGCAGCTCCAGTAGCACCTGTGGGAATGGTGAAATCTAAAGTGGCTGCACCAGATGTACCAGAATTAGAGACGGCAGCAGATGAACCAGCAGCACCAGTAGTTACTGACCCTACGCTTACTGTAGCGGCATCGCCTTGGTCACCCTTAGGTATGGTGAAATTAAGGATGGCTGATGTGTTAGATCCTGTATTAGTAATAGAGGCGCTAGATCCCGCAGCACCGGTTGTAACAGTACCAACAGTAATAGTACCTGCTGGACCTTGTGCACCGCCAGTAGCATTCCAAGCACTACCCGTGTAATACTTTAAAAGATTGTTAGTAGTGTCGTACCAAAGATCACCAGATACAACCGTCCAACCAGCAGGTAAAACTGGGTTACCGGAGTTGTTAACATCCTCTGCAGCAATTAAATACTCATCTGCATACCTGTTTAAAGCACCAATACTTCCGGCAACAGTTGTGATGTCAGTAGCATTACTAGCAACGTTTTGAATGTTATTGTTACTAATCTGACCAGCAACAGCTGTCACATCCCCGTTGATACCGGCTACTGTATTAATGTTAGGTATTGCGGGAATAACAGTACTGATATTGGACAGGTTAGGTGCCGTTGCAAGGGTACCGATATCAGAGACACTAGGTGCAACAGCTGTAATATCAGAGATTGAGTTTGAAATAGATTGCCAGTCAACTGTGCTGGATCCTCCAGAAACTGCATCACTGATAAGACCATAGTCACTAAAGGTACTAGCAGCTCCAGCAATAACTTCAAGTGCACTAATCTGTGAATTAGTAAGTGTAACTGGATTCCAGGTATTGTTGTAGCGATAGTTTAACCGTATATTTGCTGTATCAAGCCAAATATCACCATCTTGTAGTGCTGTACTGCTTCCACCTGGGCGAGTAGTAGGTGCTGTTCCACTGGATTGGAATTTGTATTCAAACTCGTTGCCCTGGTCTACAAAAGCAGCAATAAAGTTATAGAGATCAGCTACGGTATTACCGTCTGCCTGGATACTGGCATTAGCAGTATTAACACCCGTAAGATCTAACTTGCGCTCATCAAACTCCTCAATAATATTGAAGACCTGAGTCTGATTCCTATTAAGGTCTTGAGCACGGATTGAACCACCTGGGTTAAATTGAACAGCAGCATTGTCTGTACTTGTCTCACGGCGTACCGTAAAAACATCACCAACATTGTAGTTGCCTGATGCAATAGCGATCTGTGTTCTTGTAACGAATTGCCAATTTGTAAATGGCGTAGCTCCCTTGTAGACCTTTACGTCACTTTCATTAATCCAATCAAATGTAAAATTAATGAGGAGATTGCCGGTAGTTCCAGAAGCTACTGTGTATTTAGTTTCTAAGTTCATTGGTCAAGAATTTCTTGTACATCTTCTGGAAGTCGGCCTTCCAATACTGCTTGCTTCTGTTCAAGCAGGTCTCCTTGTCGATCTAATACAGCGTCGTAGTTAGATAATTGAGGGATAGCCTCTTCTCTTGCAGCACGGAGGTGCTGGTCCAATTCATTGAACAAGTAATCAAACTTGTCAACTGGGTAACTCTCAGATCCATAACCCTGCCGACGTAGTGTTTTCATCTTTTTCACAAAGTCTTTGGCATCCTTTCGAGCCATAACTTCACGTAGTCGATCTAAGAAGTACTGATCTTTACCCATGATTGCATAAAGTTCAGATTGTTCTTGTGGAGTAAATTCGATACCGTCATCACCTTTAATCATGATAGGCCTTGAATCGTATTCAATTTCAACAAGGAACTGACGTTCTGGGGTCAAATCACCAGAAACTTTGAATGGTGAAAGGTCGTTATATAGACGTACAAGGAGATTGTCGTGAGACCACACTGGAGATCCATCAAGCCAGTCGGTAAGTACTGGTGCTGCACCTTGGGGGTCAAGGACATCTAAGCCACGGTTCCTGTTACGCAGCAATGCCATGTATTCATTATTGTGAATAGTAAGCATTGGGCTAAGAACACGGCCGAGGTCATTACGAGCACCACTTAGAGGCAGTGCCGAGCTGGTAAACGAAGCAGACCAACGACTCCATGCACCTTCATCACCGGATACAATCGACAACAGTGGTTCTAAACCCTGCAGTGGTGTACGTCCAGTGATAGTTGAAGCAGCAATATATGCCAACTTACGGAATGAATTCTCAGTATGTGCTTCAGAAACCATGTCAAAGTTATCTGCAACATTAGCTACTGCAGAAACCCAATCAGCCCAAGGTCCAAGGTTTTCAAAGGAATGCCAGTTACCAAGCGGATCTTGGAACTGCCGTGGATTCCAATCCACTTCTCTACGAAGTTTTTGTACCTCTCGGTCGTAATGACCGTCACCACGCAGCCTGCCTTGGAGTGCCATGCCTACTGCCATTGCTGCAATTGTGGTGCCGATAGCTACCCGACCAATCGTTTCATTCTGCAGCTCAGTAAATTTAGCAATCTTCCTATCATCAATAGGTATCCCACGTTTCTGTAAAGCAGTGGTAATTTCATCTGGATGGAAGTCACTTACTTTTTTACCGTGATACCCAACAAGCTCCCTGTAGTCACCAGCAAGGGCACCAAGAGGAGTTCGGTTCCAGCCAGCACCGATCATGTTCATCGATGTTTTGGTAAACATCATGAATGGACGGATAGCTGGTATGTGAGTAATGATGCTACTAATTCCATTAATAGCTTCACTGTCTAAGCTCATTGCAATTTCACGGCTTGCATACTCCACAGCCTCATCTTTGATGAATCCAGACCTGTCGAACATTTCGCTGTAGTGTTGATCCGCAGCCCTTTGTAGGTCCTCAGGACCCATATCACCAAACAGAAGGTTTGCGTCATAAGCACGCCCACGGGCTTCAAAGTTAGCAATCACTGCACGGGTAAAGCCATCAAATGCACCCATTGCATTAACACCGAATCGGAGTACTGGATGTTTTTGCAGGTCATTTAGGTTTTCAACGAAGTTAACCATGACCCTTGGGCCTAGTTCGCCGTTGGCTTCTGCAGCATCTGCAGCTGCATTCAGAACCTCCATTGTGTTTGCATTTTTAATCTGCAGATCATCACGCATTACATAAGGTACTGAGTGAGGATCCATTGAGGATTTCTTGAACACCATCCCCATGTGAGCACTACCCTTTCTCAGGGTGTCCATCACGGCGCTGTATTGATACCAACCACGTCGGATAGAATCCATGTCCCCACGAACCGCAGCCCCTGCAAACAATGCAGCTGGTTTCTCAAGCAATAGGATGGTGTTAGAAAGCCCGGCTTTCATTGGTGTGACAATACTTGAAAGCATTGAGTTGTAGATATTGCCCCACACACCCTGCATTACTTGCGATGGGATAGAGACCTCACCTACATCAAAAAAAGCCTTTTTAATGACACCAAGGCTGTTACTAACGAATTGGTTTAATTTATAGATACTATCGACGTTTCCATCTGTAAGTTCATAAGCCAACCACAGTGGTTTCATTGCTTCTGGATGACTTGTACTAAGAGCTCGTAACTCTTCTACAAACTTACGATTCCTAGGGATGATGTTACCTAATGCATCTTCAGTTTGCTCCCGTGCCTTATCGGCAAGATCTTTCAGTTTCTTGGGATCACGGTTTTTGATAACCGACCACATACGCTTCCACGTATTCAGGTAGTTCAGTGAGCTACCGCGAATATACGAAGCAAGCCCCTTTTCTACCATCAAGTATTCAAGTCGATCGAGGATCTGTTCCTGAGCACGTTGGATAATATTGGTGTCATCCATCATGCGTGCACCTTCAGCGATGTCGCTGATCTGACCAGCCATTGAGGTAGTCAAATATGCCTGGGCTTTCATGGTGTCCATGTTCATGTAGTCATCCATATATGACTTCATGGCCTTCATGACACCGTTGTATGCGGGGTTGTTTAGATTCTCAAGCCCTTCATTGATGTTCTTGTATTCATCAAGGATACCTTTGAGGAATCCACGATCAGCAAGAGGGTCGTAAAGCACTTCTGCAAGACGTGTGCCTGCAGCATCAATCTCTTCAAATGATGTGGTTGCACCCTTGGCGATATGATCCCATTCACCAGAGTTGGTGATGGATTGTTTAACGAGATCAACTAGCGTACGCCGTGATAAGTCATCAGCTTGGAGACCGAACTTAAGTGCACCCTCTGTGATAATGCTTCCAAGTCTGCCCCATGTGGTACCTCGGTTGTTTTGGATACGGGCAGCAGCGACCATTGCATCAGCTACACCACGCTTATTGGGAGCAATAGTTCCTTGTTGAACTGGGTCAATCAAATCCGAGTGGACACCAAGGAGTGGCTCATCAAGTCGTGCACCAGCTTTCTGGCTTAAGTTCCAATCTGCAACTTCATTCAACGCATCTTCGCGTGACATTGCACTGAACTCAACTTGTGCTTCTACGTCATCAAGCGCATCGAGAAGATCATCACCACTTTGAGATTTACCAAGCTTCTCATAGATTGCTCCCATCTTCTCCTGATTAACGACATCAAGTTCGTTAAAGAAAGCTTCAGAGATTTTATTGCGTGGTTTAATCTTTGAAAAGAAATCAACTCCACGCAATGCATTCATCAATCGAGCAATACCTACACCAAGGTCAGCAAATATGCCGAGTGCTACACCTTCCTTGACGGTTTTATCTCGCTTCAGATCTTCACTGTCTTCATCGAGTGTTGCCCAGTCGTCACTAATCCAACCCAAGCGGTTTGGGAATTGTTCCTTTAAGTAGCCGAGAAGGTTATCCCCCTCACCACTCGTCTTATTTAAATAATCGACTGATGCACCTGCACCTGCACTGAAGGCAGCCTCACCGAGCCACTTGACCAGTGGGTCGTTAGTTACTGCCCATTTACCAATGCTTACAGGTTTAACAGCCGCAAGTGCTTGCAACCCTTTAACACCAAACCTTGTTGCATAAATTGTAGGAATAACTACGGATGAGATCTCACGAAATGCCTGAGCAAATTCGTTCTTATATGCTGGAGCCTCCGGTAAATCTAAGGGGCTGAAGTGGTTGAATGCATCAATTGCAAAATCAACCGTTCCAGCAGCGGGTGATGTGATTAGTTCTTGTGCAGTCTTACCGCCCTCTAGAAGGGTCTCTCCAGCAGCCGTTACAGCTTCCATAAAGGAAGGTTCTTCATCGGCCTTCTCGGGGCTTGTAGGTGCCTCTGAGGTGGCCTCTGGCTTGGGAGCGGGAGCCTGCTTTACTGATCCGTCTTCTTCAAGACCAAGGATCGTGTTTTGTTGTTTTAGTTCCTCCAGCTCTTGTGGAGTTAGTTCCCTATCTAAGGGATCAATAAGTTCTGCCATTAGCGGTCATACTCTGAAAATGTTGATCGGAATTTCTCCACGTCCCCACTATTGAAATCTGACATTCGCATCATTGCTGGATGATTAAGTGCCACGTCAGATCCTCCAAAACGACACATAGCCATTAACACATAAGCAAGGTACAGACTATTTTCACCACCAGCATAGCTTCCACCGTACTGTGGGATTCTCTTTTTGTTGTTGATTACTGCCGTGTCGCCTGCATTATAAGCAAGAGCAGCTAATCCCATCCGTTCTTCAAGAGAAAGGTTTGGGTACTCTCTTGTCATAGCTTTCATGCTATCCGCAAGGTGACGTACAGCCATATCTGCTGCAGATTGCGGATTCATAGGATCGCCTCCCATGTTTCTTGCAGTTCCTGGCATAATCTGAAAGTAGCCTCTAGCTCCAGCTGAGCTGACATCACCACTCCTCCAAACACCTCGATTCTCAGCATCACCAACTGCAAACGTCAGCATGGCAAGTTGGTCTGGTGTAAGTCCAGTACCAGCAACATGCTTAGCTGCAGCTGTTTCGATATGTTCACCTAGGTTGTCAGGTAATGGTGGTCTCTGCCATTTGGCTGCACCAGTAGCAGTACAAAATGCACCAGCACGACTTTGTTGTGTTGCTTTTGGACCGTAGATATCTTGAATTTGTTTTGCTGATAATCCTTTATCTAGGTCCGTATTTGCTTTGGGGAATTGAACTCCTTTCCCATCTGGGTGGTGAAACTTGTATGCGCGATTGAAGAGCTCGACAGGAGCAATGTTGTACTTAACGCCGTAATCGTAAAATTTTTGAGGTAGTTTAAATCCATTCTTTGTTAGGTTTGCTGCTATTTCTTTGATCTCTGTATTGGTAGAAATTACTTCTGGAAGAGCCGTTAATCCACGCTTTTCGAGTCCTTGGTTAATGCGTGATATCTCCTGCTGTTTAGCTTCAAAATCTGAGGGGTCACCGTCAATTCCACGGAACTGGCCTTTGTTTGAATACTCCCCCCTACTATCTGACCGGAAGTACCTACTACTAGGGTCTTGTTGCTCAAGCAAGAACAACTCTTTTGTCTTCCGATAAGCCTCGTCAGGATCTTTTACATTATCGTAGATACTAACAAACAGTTCTTTCAGTCGATTCTCAACTTGATCATGCACATCTGTTCGTGTCTTATATGGGGTAAGGTTAAACATACCCTTTACATAACTAGGAATCAGATCCAACTTTTGCTTAGCATTGTCTGGCATGGCCAGCATTTCTGTACCAGCTCTCGCAGCTTGTTGAAATTCATTCTGAAGCTGAGGACTTGCATTTAGATAGACAGGATGCTTCTCATGTAGTGAAAAATTCTGCCTTAGAGTATTGAGCTGCCTACGCTGATCATCCATCACGATATCGTCCATCGTGAATCCCTTACGGAAATTAGAGATAACTTGGCTGGGATTCAACCCCTTACCCAAATACATCTCTGCTTCAATATCATCGAGATCTTTTTCTGTCATAGGAGTACCAGCAGTAAGGCTTTCACTTAGTACCTGCCGAGTCTCCTCTTCCGTCTCCAAATAGAGCATATCTCTGTCGTGAGTGGTTGCTTTAAAAGCAGACCTTTCGTACTCTCTTCGTAGTAGTAGTAGTTCATTGTAAAGACCAAGGCGCTCACCATCATCCTTCCACTTGGCCTTCGAGCCTTTCCTGGAAGATGGCTGGGAAAAGATTACTTCAATATCTGTGCCGGTAAGTTGACCGTTTTTAGCCCAATAACGAAGTAGCTTGCTGTTTTGAGCCCAAGCACCTTGCAATCCATCTTCATGGAGATGTGATGTGGATCCCATCCATTTACCTAGATCTTTATCAGAAAGGAAGGTCTGCGATGCTTTAAGACGTGCATCCCCCTTAAGCTGCTTTGTCCATTCAACCCTCGATTTACCAAGAATCTCAGCCCTTGCCTGGTTAATTTGTGGTTTGAGACTGAGCTCATAGAGGTCATCGGGTAGGAAGGAAGCTCCTGTTTGCTCATGGAATTGACGTACCAGTACTTCCGTTGCTGCAACTATTTCAGCAGGATCTCGTGCCTGCATGGGGGTAATAACACGATCACCAATAGGGATCTCAGTACTATCATCTGTTGCCAGCCTTTGGTTCAACCATGGCTTGACATACTTTCCAAGACTCTGAACCATAGAGTTCTGAGCATGAAACTTTTGGTAATTGTCTAAGTTATTGAGAGCTGCAATAGCTTCGTAGTTAGCCTTCTGGGCATTCTTTAGTTTTACATTATCAATCTTCTTAGAGTCGTCCTTCATTGAGGCGATCTCTAACCTGATTCGTTCGAGGTCTTCAGATGTAGTTTGGACATCAAGCAGAGCCATCTTGGCTTCAGTTTGCTTGGCCTTCTCATACATCTGTGCGCCCAAATCAAGCCCAGCTTTCAGCTTTTCTGAAAACTGAGCCATTTGATTCATACGAACTTCTGTTTCTTTAGATTCTCGACCACGCTTCAACTTCACACTGAATGCTTTCACATCGGCCGTAGCCTTTTCGTGTCGTTGAAGTGTGTTCTCGAATTGTTGTGCGTTCAGACGTATCTGTTCTGTGACATCGGGAAGGTTGATTGGTTTGAACCCTTGGGATCTTTGACTACCTTCAAACTCGATGTTTCCCTTGAATGCTGCCATTTAATTATTATGGTAATTGAAATGCGGCGCCGCCAATCTTTGGACCAGAGCCTAATGTGCCAAACCTATCAACACCGAATTCAGTGGGTGGTTTGTTTAACCCACCTCCTTGAACAAAAGCTGAAGCGGTATCCATAGCCACCTGGGCTGCTGCATTACCGATCCTCAGACCAATACTGCGGTCCATTGCTTTTGGTTTACTGGGCATTGCTGTTGGTCTAAAGACCTCCAGCTCTGGTGCAATAGCTACCTCTGCATGTGCATTAAGGTTGGCTTGGTATTCATCTCGTGAGATCTGATCCATAACACCCTGTGTACCCTCAAGGCTGCGACCAAGGTTGGCTGCACTCAAGAAGCGGTTACGATGGTATCCACCGTACGTGTCTTTAAATGTTGCAAGTTCAGAGGCTCTGCTTGTGTAACCACGTGCTGCAGACTCTCCAGCAGATCTCGTAAGTTCTGCAAGAAGGTCTTGCTGTTGGAACATAAATGCAGAGATGGAATCCATGGCACCCATTTGTTCGCCAATGTATCCACGCTCTGCAGCTTCTCTATTCATTTGTAGTTGCTGCTGGTACCTCTGAAGATCCATATCCCAGATCTTCCTAATGCGAGTGTTAGCGCGATCTACTCGTGCAGCTTCTTGAGCATTAGCAATTTGTACCTGCCGTTTCTTATCGCTATATGCTTTACGGTTGGCCTCATCAGCTGCATTATACTGGGATTCTTGCATTGCGAATCCAAGTCCTTGTTTAGCTGCACTTAAGCCAGCCGAGACCGCCATAAAAGCTAAAGGTAAAGGCATATTTATACTCTCCTATAGAAATTAGATGCGTAACGACCTTCCCAGTTAAGTGATTCAACTGTCACTGGATACGGGGTTTTACCCTCAATGGTTACTGAAAGGTTATTGTTGCGTTGATAAAGTGGGAGGATGTGTGTAGCACCTTCAGTAAGATTGACACTGTTAAGGAGGTACCTGTTTGCTTGCAGTGCTGTAATGGTCTGAGTCCTATCTGTAATGCCGAGGATTTTTACCTTGTAATCTACAGAACCAGAAAGACCAGTTTTAACTTTAAGCCTGTGTATGATTAGTTGGGATGTGGTGTCTGCATCAAACCTCCCTTCACCACCAGCTTGTACTACATAGAATCTTGGTAACTCAATGGACATATCATACTGATACCCAAGTACCATTTTCTTACCAACGTAGTTTCCAGTGATCTTGATGTGTTGGGTAGTGTTCTCATCAAAAGTAGTAATCGTTTCATTAGTTGAATCTCCATAAACAACTAATACTGGCGTTGTCCCTTGAAGTGGTTCATAGGGATAAAGAATGGTTGATTGATCAGTTGCAGAGTCGTACTCAACAATTGGTTCGTTGTACCACATATCAAGGCAGAGGTTTGTCTTGGAACCGCTTTCAAGCTCAATAAATCCTTGACTACTACTTTGAGCAACCCGGAAGCTAGTAAGATAGTAATTATTTCCAGATTTAACTACTGTGTTATATGTATTCTCATCGAAGAATTGATGCTCAAGTGTTCCTGGTAGTTTCCATCGATACCATGTATTGGTAATCTCTTCTCCACCAGTACGGTAGAAATTAAAGTTGTAAACGATATCAGTACCCAGCTGCCCAAAGGACACCAGAGAGACCGCAGGAGACGCTGTAACCGTGTCAATTGTGCTCGGGAGTAGTTCGGGTACCGGCTTGGTTTTCTCCGAGTACTGAGGGGCTTCTACGTTGCTTACACGTTGCAGCTCAAAGAACTTTGTATTGTCACTAGTCTTTGAAAAGAATGCAGAACTAGAACCAAGACTGATAGCTGGTAACTGCGGCTCAGCATTGAAACCAGAAAGCTTATTAATCTTTGCAGTCGTAGGGGATAGTAGATCAGATTCAGTAGTCAGTAAGAACTGCTGAGATTGTCCGAAGATAACAAGACCAACAGCTTCTTGGTGTGTATAGAAGAGTTCTACTGGATCTGTAGTAGATACAGAACTATCGATTGGATCGTCGGGAGCTGTTGCTAGAGCAGACTTAGCAAAGAAGTCAAAGAAGTGCCCAGCACGACTAAGGATAATACTGTCACCCGAAAGGAATCCCATACGGTTCCGATACATGAACATGTCGTTGATGTATCTATGACTATTACCGTCAGTTATAAAGTGTGGTGTTGGGTTCGTTTCCTCGTCACCAACTTTTCTATCTTCCCAGAAGTCCCATGCTTTGAATTCAAAGATACCATTTGCATTTACTTTTAATACATGCGGCATCGTATTCTTGTCAACGATGTAGTCGATATTAGATCCATTACTTTCATTCCAAGTACCTGGACTGAAGTCTTCTCCATTCTCAGAGCGATACTCCATGTACATATCATCAACAGTGACATCAGTGCTGTTGATTATTTTTACTTTATAACCATTCTTGGCTTGTACTGGGAGGTTACCAACGTCGCTTATCTCATGCCTGAATACTTCAACTGATTGGTCTGTTGGACCAGAAACAGTAATGTCAAATTGCTGCTGAGAATCTTTAATGTAGATGCCTGTACCAGTAGCTTGAAAAGTAAAGTCACCCCATTCAGTAGCGCCAGCATCAGCTAGAAATTGGGCATTAAAACTACCTGGACTAACTACACTCGCCCCACTTGCCATTTTACTTACAGTGTCGGCAGTGGTTGCAGCATAGGTTACAGAAGCAGTAATCGAAGAAGTAGTGGGAGATGTGGTTTGATTAAAGGATGTATCTTCTGTCCTTACATACCCTTCTTCGTGTGGCTGCTTTCCATTTGTGTCATTAAGTAGACGAGTAATGGTTATTTCATAGTTACCACCAGCAAGCACATTGAAGTTGACAAATGCCTCGTCAAACTTAAATACTGCAGTTTTACTATTGGCAAGCCACTGCACTCTTTTCTTTTTATTGAGTACAAAAGTAGTATCTTGAATAGTGACAAACTTCAAATCATTCTGAACGTTTAAAGTATCACTGTCTTTATCGTTATCAAAATAGCTAGTATTAGAAGTTGTTGCGGTAGCTGGGTTAAACAGCGTCCCATCAGTTGCCTGCTGCGCAGTTTCTAACGCTGTAAAGCTTGGAGCAGTCGGAGGTGTACCTGCAGGACTACCAGCTGGATCAACCGTAACTAACTCGTAAAGCACTGGGCTATTCAAGGTACCGAAGTTATAAGCATTAGGATTTACTGGTGCATAGATATCATCATTTAAGTTATCCTCAGAACGATTAGTTCCAGTGCGGTACTCAGTACTACCTACTGTTATTGATGTAGTTTGAGCTGTACCAAGCGAGGCACCGTCTTTGTAAAAAATGTAATCAGCACCTGTCTTTACAACCGCTGTGTTTATAGTCCTAGTTACAGTACCATTATCTTTATTGTAAACAGCGTCGATTTGGAAGCTACTAGATAGTTGCTCATCAGAAGCAATTACATCTGTGAGATATTGATCCGCTTGAGTTTTATAATTTGTAAATCCTGTACCATATAACTGCCCAAAGGCTGTAGCTTCAGCAGTTATTGTTGAAGCAACTGGCCCAGTCACTCCAGTGTATCCAGCATACCCGGAAAAATCAACACCTCTAGGTATGCCTGATTCTTTATACCAGATTTTAATATTAGGCTTTGCGGTATCTCCTGCAAAAAAGTATAGCTGCCCTACATACTTTGCATCCTCTCCAAGGATTGAGAACCAGTGACCTCCATTAATTGCTCCTCTTAGTGGTGCCTCAAACTTACCACCTGGACGTTTCATTAACCCAAGTGCATACTCTGGAAATGTATTCAGAGAATCTCTTACCTGCCCTGGGACTTTCTTATTATCCGGTTGCTGGCTAATGCCTCCCAGCAGGTTCGGTATCTTTTGGGTTACTGTTGTCATCGTGCAAGAGCTTTAAACGGTTGATAGCTGTTGTAATGGAGACCATCCTTGGATCCAAAGATGCTGTAGTCTCCTTGATTTGTTTCATATTCCATAAGAGCTGCTCTTGTTTGGTCCTCCTCAACAGCAAGGAGTTGGACAAGCTCAGCACTGCCTACAAGTTTGATAGATACTTGTCTTGCTGCACGTGCAATGATGTGAGCTTGGAAGGCATAGGGTAGGTTGTCAAATCGGATGAAGTAGACAACATCACAGTAGATATCTTCGTCAAATGTATATCCTTCTGTCTTATTCTTTTGGTGCCAGAAGCGGTCGTAAAGTTTACTAGTATTATCGCTTGTGTCTAGCCTGCGAATTAGATTGTAGTTATTAAAATGCCGTGATTCATTGCTATCAATTTGCAGAACGTCATCAGCAATAGTAATTTTTTTATTTGCATCTGGTGTGAACTTAACAAGATATTCTGTGTTAAATGTCCAACCTTCTGCTTGTAGTTGGCGGTTGGTATCTCGTAGAGTTTGTAGGCAGATGTTGACCTCGGGGTTTTGCATATCAAGGTCGAGGACAGGGGCCTGTCCTACTGAGCTAAGTATTTGATTTACTGCATCCAGTTCGGTGGACACTGCAGAGTTAGGGTTAGGCATGTCGTGTAGATATAAAAAAAGGGGACCCCCGTAATGGAGATCCCCGAAAGACAAAAAACTATTTAGTTATCAGGACCAAGAGTTGGCAGCCTTGTCGTAGGTAGAGAGTGTGCCACTTCCAGCACCAGTGTGGTTAGCACCAGCAGTCAAGGAGATAGCACCTGCAGGGTTCAGAGTACCGGCACCCATAGCAACCTTACCGACGATCAGGTCGCCCTGATACATCACGGAAACGTCACCATTGGTGGTCTGCACTTGAGGACCAACAGCTTCAACAACGCCCACGGAATCCTTGTGGTAAATGAGACCACAGGTACCAAGGCCGTTAGCAGAAGCACCGACTCGGTAGTCGTTATTCTCACCAGCAACCCGTGTGTGAGCAAACCTATCGGGCATCACATTGTTCGACTTCTTGATGGTGATACCAGCAATCTGATAACCCCACTCACCGGAGCGAACGGCAGAGCCTTCCTCGTCACGGTTGATCGGGCTAATGATGTTATTAGAAACACCAGTAATCAACGAGTAGTACTGCTCAGGAGCAAGTACAGCAACACGTCCATTGGATGGGATGTTGTTCTCATCGAAGATCTGTGCAGCACGATAGAACGATGCAACCAGTGCTGTGGGATCAGCAGCTCCGATCGGATTACTACTACCATCGACACCGAAGTACAGAACGTTGCCACCAGTTTGACCACTCACTGCTGCTCCTTCGCGTGATGCTTGTGCAACAGTTTTGAAGATGTTCTGGTCATAGCGATTGGCGAGAGCGTACGCAAGCTTGCGTGCGATTTCTCCGCGCAGATCGTAGTGAGCAAATACTTCGTCAAGGTTGTAGACGAAGGTAGAAGCGATTAGGAGGTCATCACAAATGATGGTCTTCTCTGCCACTGGCAGACCGTTTGATACAGCATTGACCGGGGGATCACCGGTACCAGGAGCATAGCCAGATTCACCAGGCTGGTTACCAGCGCTGTCGGGAGCCTGACCAAGGATCGGGGTACCAGGGGTATGGTAATGACTATCAAGTCCACCAGTGAAGATGAACTGCATAGACTTACCGTTCCGCAGGGTACGGCTAGTTACAGTACCTTTTGCAACTTGTGCATCTTGGTAAGCCTTGAAGAGCTCACCACTAAACAGTTTCAGATAAGTTGCGTACTTTTCTGAAATAGCCTGTACACCAGGCAGGTAAGTATTAGTAAGAGCTGGAGCGGTTGAAGAACCAATACTCCAGGTATTCATATCAGCCATTGTAATAAATTAAAAGAGATAGTTTACGAGTATCTCTAAAGCGCTTTAGATATTTAGTTGTATTGTTTGTGGTCTATCCCACCGTCATGACGGCGAAGGGTATCCTCGTAAGGGCCAACGCCAATAGGTAAGGGGGGAATTGAACCCCCCGAAGTAAACCTACTTACCTTGTTTCTTGTAGGTAACGCCGCGATACTTCAGCTTAGAAACCTTCTCGGCTTCTTTCTGCTCACGTACGCGAGCTTGCAGTTCAACATTAGGCATGATGAATCTCCATTGAAGTACCACACCCCCGTTCCATGGTGTGGGTGTTATGCGTCCAACATGAAAGTTTCTTCCAGTACTACACGTTGCAGACTGTCTCTTAGATATCGATAGTATTCCTGCTCAGCAGCATCTCCACCTGGCCATTGGTCAAGAGCGAAATGAACTGCCTTGAGCATCATCTTTAAAGAGGTGGCTGTAAATTGTAACTCGTAGATGTTTTCTTCCATGAGGATGAACGTACGTTACTTAGAACTTATATTTCAGGCCAGCTTTTACACCAACTGAGACGTTCTCAAACTCCAATCCTTCTGGTGTCATCGCAGCAACTTCACCATATACTGAGGTCTTTTCAGTAACAGTGACGCTACCACCAACCTTTCCAGATACTGCGGTGACCGAATCAGAACCATCAGGGAAGTTAAGTGCTGGGCCACCTTGGATGTACCAAGATGAAGCATTCACTTCCCCTTCAACACCAAAATGGGTCTCCAGCAAAGTGGAACCGTAGTCATTGCCAGCGAAGCCTGAGTTGGATTCAACGTTGACATAAGCACCTGCGAAAGCAGGAGTAGAAAAAGAAGCCACCGCAATGGTGGTAAGGAAAAGTTTGTTAGTCATAATAAATAGATAATGTATAATTAACCAAGCACTGGCGCAGTATGTGTCGCCAGGTCGAGGGGGAAGTTATGAGCATTACGCTCGTGCATCACTTCAATACCAAGGTCAGCCCTGTTGAGAACATCTCCCCAAGTATTAATGACGCGAGATTCAGAATCAATAATTGATTGATTGAAATTAAAACCATTGAGATTAAATGCCATAGTGCTTACCCCCAAAGAAGTAAGCCAAATACCAGCAACTGGCCAAGCAGCCAAAAAGAAATGAAGACTGCGTGAGTTGTTGAAGCTGGCGTATTGAAAAATGAGTCGGCCAAAATACCCATGCGCTGCAACAATGTTGTAGGTCTCTTCTTCTTGTCCAAACTTATACCCCTTGTTGTGTGATTCACTTTCTGTGGTCTCACGTACTAGGGATGACGTGACAAGACTGCCATGCATCGCGCTGAAGAGCGCTCCACCAAACACACCAGCCACACCAAGCATGTGGAAAGGGTGCATAAGAATGTTGTGCTCCGCTTGGAACACAAGCATGAAGTTGAAGGTACCTGAAATACCAAGTGGCATACCATCAGAGAATGATCCCTGACCGAAGGGGTACACCAAGAATACGGCGGCAGCGGCTGCGACTGGTGCTGAGTATGCGACACTAATCCACGGCCTCATTCCCAGTCGATAACTAAGTTCCCATTCGCGTCCCAAGTAAGCGAAGACACCGACAAGGAAGTGGAAGACCACGAGCTGATATGGACCTCCGTTGTATAGCCATTCACTAAGTGATCCTGCTTCCCATAGTGGGTAGAGGTGGAGTCCGATGGCATTTGAAGAGGGCACGACGGCGCCCGATATGATGTTGTTTCCGTAGAGCAGGGATCCTGCAACTGGTTCTCTGATTCCATCAATGTCAACAGGTGGTGCGGCGATGAATGCCAGGATGAAACATGTTGTGGCAGCCAGCAGACATGGAATCATGATGACTCCAAACCAACCGACATACATACGATTCTGAGTGCTTGTCACCCAGCTACAAAAGGACTCCCATGCCTCCCCTACGGAATTACGTGGGAGTACTTGGGTCATACTATTCATTTAAAATTGATACGATAGGTACTACGTCATGACAGAGAACTTCAACTCTAGACCCAGGTCTAAAGGTAAAGCCCGCATTCATAATTTCAGTGCATTTCAGTGCACGTACTAGCTCATAATCGAGCCGCATTTTTTCTTCGTGACGCTTAGCTATACGCTTACATTGGTCACGCATCTCTACATCCAAGGGCACCATAAGGCTCAGCTGCACACCCCAGTTATCACTTTTTACATACCCTGTGTGGTCGTATGGAGTTGTATCATTCCCCATATAAAAAGGCGACAGGGTAACAGTGGGTCCATTACATGAGTTACCACCAGCAAAGTATTGTCTAGATGGAGCTCCATTATTTTGGAATTGCACTGCTTGATTAGTGACATTGCCTGTAGCTGCTGCTACTGGGTTTGAGGTGTTCTGTACCCTTGGTTCTTCAGCATATACTGGGCTTACTGAGAGAAGACCGACAAGGATGTAGTGGTAGAGGTACTTGTAATGGTGCGGGTAGTATCGATCTGTTCGACCACTCCTGCCACTCTGCTTACAACCTCCAATTGATGTGGAAGACTGTCGTCTACAACCGTCCAGGTTGCTGCTGCATCTTCTATGGTCGTGCTGGGAGTTACGTTTGAACCAGACCATGAGGAATAAGCTCCTCCCATTATTTGTTGTTGAATTGTTTCTGTGATATTCATCGTAGTTGTAGTGGTAGATTGCATACTTCCCTGAGTAAATGAGGGAGTAACAGTCTGCGCACTTACAGCTACTGGTGCAACTGCAATCAAAGCGATAAGCTTTTTCATTCTTTCTTTTCTCTTGTAATTGAGAACGTTGCAAGTGTGCCACTAAGGATAGAGGCAACGTATGTTGGATCCATCTTCGGCATCCATCCCGCATAAGATGCAGTTAAGAGTCCGGCGGACCAGATGAGGACGAGGAATTTGATAAATCCTTCTTTTTTGTTATCTTTGTCCATAGCTGTTTAATGATCGGCTTGAATATACTTACGCAACGTTTGAATACTGCAGTAGCAGTCAACGTTGCTGCAACCGAAACCGTTGCAGTTGATACAGCTGTAACAAGTATTTCATTACTTGGGAGTGGAACAGTTACATCTAATCCCGGGACATCTACATACCTTACTCCTTCTTGAGGGGGAGGAGTGGGGATAGGTATCTGTGGTGGAGGTGGTACCGGAGCTTTCTCTTGTTGAGTCTGTTCCCCTTCAATTGGATCACCACGTATTTCAGCTGGTGATTTAAGTTGACTTGGTGGTACCACTAATGGTTTATAAGACGGCAGCTCAGCTCGGGGTACATCTAGTACTGGTCTTGGTAACTGAGGTGCCGCTGGTAATGTTATGGAAGGGAATACAGGTGGCTCCCCGAGGTCCGGCATTAGAACTGAACGTCGGGAGATCTAGCAAGTTTCTCCATAATGTCATTCCTATAGGCAGGGTCTGTTTCATATCGAGGGTCTGACATATCCCTGATCATCTCTGCTTGGCTTCTGTATCCTGCAGCTGCTGGGACACCTCTACCTTGTAGCAGCTGACCATCTTGGTTCTGCACATCATTGAACCTCTTCACGATCCCATCAACAGCAAAGTTGATTTGAATCATATTACCGCTATCGATAACTTGATCAAAAGCGGCTGTCTCTTCAGCTGAGAGGTTCTGTGCAGCCCACTGAATCATCTGTTGATAGGCTTCCTGTCCACCAGCACGGCTGTAAATATCATTCAGCTGTGCATCAGTAAGATCGTCGCTATCAGCCTGCTGTTGTTCACCAGTGTTTGTGTTCTCAAAGAAGGCTTTAATAATATCTTCTTTGGATACATCTTCAAACCCCTTCAGGTCATCAGGTTGTAAACCCTTTTCACTTTGATATGCCTTAAAGGCATCAGCTAGTTTGTCAGTGGTTGTAGGTTCCTTAGTTGGTTCGGGTTGCCCCTGCTCCTCCTGAGTACCAAGCTTTGTTTGTAATTCAAGATAAGCTTTCTCTAGCTCTTCAGCGTCCCTGTATTTTCCAGCAAGTAGTTGCTCTTGAGCCTGGGCTAGCTCTTCACCAACACGAAGTGAATCAGCTTCTTCTGCAGCCCTTGAATCAACTACCTCTGCTGGTTCACTCGCATCGTGTGTAAGAATATTAGACATTAGGTGGTTCGTTTAAATGGATCTATCTTTTGGAAATCATATTTAGGCGGAGGATCCATAAAATTGTATGGTTTCTCCTTTGGCTTTGGTGCCGCCGGTTTCTTACTGGGCGGGCGCTTCTTGACTGGCATCTGCTGTTTTACTAGGGTCTAATGCTGGAGCCTTCAGAATCTGACCAGTTTGCTTAGTCAATTCCATATCAGCTTGTTGCTCCATTGCTGTTTGCTGTTCCTGTTGAATCTCTTCAACGGTCTTTACAAGGTTCAGAATATCAATACCTTGTGCAGCTGCTAGACGTTTGATTGCCTCATCAGCATTAACGTATTGCATCAACGCTTCTGGGCCTAGTGTCTGGGCAATGGTGGTGATGAACATGGTGAGTGATTCTCGATCCTGCCCACGTCCAAGGCTATTAATACCAGCAACAATTGTAGGGTTAACGATATCCTTAGGAATCTTTGGTAGTTCTCCACTGCGTTGCAAGACCAGTAACTTACGGTTCAGATATGGTACTAGGAATTCAACTGTCAGGAGACTAAACAAACCACCAAGCTGTGCTTCAAGTTCCATCTGAGTTAGACGGATTTCTTCTGCTGTTACTCGTTCAGCGTTACGTGGATTCATTACAAGGAAAGCTTCTAGCAACCTACGCTCCAGTGATTGGATCATCTGTGCAGAGGTAGCGAAGTCTGCTTGTTTACCAACTTGAACGACACCGATATCATCAGGTCTACCCTGAATGATGGCACCGTTACCAGCATTAGCTAGTGTTTGTGGTTTTGTAGTAGAGCTAGGAGCTACAGTAAATACAACCTTTGCGGCTGCTGCACTACCTTCCACAAGTGCTTGGGATAAGGCATCAAGCGTCTTAAGGTCACCAAGGAACTCACCCACTCGGCCGCGACCATAGCTCTCACCGTCAACAGTATTAAATCTCAGTACCAACCACGGAGATGCATCTTTTGGAGCAGTCCCTTCAGACTTAGGGATGACTTGGTCGTAAGCTTGTTGATACCAATACCATTTATTATTCTTCAGATAAACGTGGGTGTAGACTTCGCAATCGTTGCCATCACCGGCACTGCCGTAGTCACCCATGTCTTTCTCCTTGGGCTTAATTCCCGGTGGGAGTAAGTCATGATCGATTAACTCTTTGGTTACGATCTCAATTACTGTGCCGTTACCATCACGCTCTACTACATAGCGATTAAGTGGATAGTGTTTAATACCTTCTTTACCCATAAAGAGTAGTGCATTACCACCGACTACCAAATGCTTAATGGCTTGGTGTACGGTGACACGATCGCTGGATGCAGCGATACTATCCATGACCATACGCTCCATCTTAGAGAAGCTAAGGTCCATCTCACTGCGGATTTCTGCTGGTAGTTCTGTACCTAGCTTGTCATCCCTGATCTGAAACTTAAAGAATGTAGTCTGTGGTGGTAGCAGTGCAAGCATTAGTTTACTTGCAAGAGTTACTACACACTTAGCTCCTACACTCTGCCAAGGTATGGAGATGCTTTTATATGTTGTTCTTGTCTCATCTTTTGTGATGAGGTACGGCAATGTAAGTTCAGCGCAAGTCACTGCTTCCTCTAGGAATTGACTGCGCTGTGAACTTAGCCGTTCGTATCTACTTCGAGCTTTCATTATGCAAGATTCAGAGATGAGCCGTACGGTGTTGCGCTCATCGTTGATGTAATGGGATCGATGTAACTGCTTGTTTTAATTAAGTCCCTTGTTTTTCTTGGTGTAGTTTTACCTTTTGCAGGTCGTGCTCCACCTTGCCCCATCTTCAGTTGAGAGACTAATGTATTAGTTGGTGCCAATGGTGCAGCCTTTTGGGTTGGTGCCTTTGGCGCTTCCGGCAGCTTCTTAGGCCTTGGATTTCTCACAAGGTTCATTACCGCATCATACCTGCGATTTTGACCTCTCTGTACCGAGTACCTTGCGTGGTTAATCTCACCTATGGTGTAACCGGCAGCAATTGCCTGGTTGATAGCTCTAACCATATCCATTTAATTTTCCTCCTGTAGTTTTGCTTGCAACCAATTCACAACAGAACGTTGACCTGATCTATACATGATGGTGCTGATTGAATCCCCAGGTCCGGGGTCAGAGGGGGGAAAGATTTCTTCCATTTCTCGAAGAGCTTGCTTTACTGTGAAACCAAATGTCTCAAGCGTATTGAGGGAGATTGACATTATTATGCTCAAAAAAGGCAGGCATTCTGGCCCGCTGTGTTTCTAAAAGACCTTCTGCTTTGCCTGCATACATAAGCGAGTCGCTCTGATCCAGCCAAAATTTTTTGTCTAAATATTTATCGGTAGTATTTGTACCTAGTGGCTGCATGATCCAGTTAATCGTTGCTTTGCGGAGCTTGTCCAGTGACGGAGAGACCGTAAGGCCGAGTTCACGGGCGACAAGCGAGTTCGACGCAACGTGTACCTGCTCGTCTCTGCTGATGTCGGCAGATAC